TGTGGAAAAACATTTTATATATGCGTGATCTAGAGACCAAAAGATTAACAATCCTATTATACCAAAGATTGTGAGTGCTGTATAGATGCGGTCATTCATCGTCTTCGTCCTCGTATGTAGAAGGTTCTTCAAAAAGTTCATTCATCTTTTGTTGTAAAACTCTTTTTAGTAGTTCTTCTAAATCTTCCTCAGTCATTTGTCCTTTAATAGTTCCTCTATTCTTTTACGCATGTTGTTGCTGTCTTGTTTCATATAATCACGAAGAGAATATCCACGCTGTCCTCTTAAGATACAAGTTCCCTGATAGAACATCGTGGCAGCAAAGACTAACAGAAAAACTATACCTATTAGTTCAAAGTGATTTTGAGCCATGGCAGTAAAGGTGGAATGACGCCAATTAGTCTCAGTAGTCCTTCAGCAAATAAAGCAAGAACCACCCAACCGACGCACATACTAATGATAGAAGCATTACGGTTGTGTCGTCGTATTGCTGCATCAATCATCTCCTGAACTTCTGAACGAGTAATAAATTCGTCTTGAGGTTCCATCACTTCTCATCTCCAAGAAATTTTGCAAGAGGATCTCTACGGGTTTTAACTATTTCAACTGCTCTTTTATAGAACATATTGTCGGTGTTACCAGAAATTTCGAAAGTTTCCTTGATCTTCACCCAGTTCTCATAGGTACGTTGATCCATTTTTCTAGTTCGTAGTACTACTATATACTAGTTCTGGAACTTTCATCGTCAACGTTTTGTGTTCAATACGTAACACTGTTGAAGAGAATATTAAATCTTAAATAAAACGGAAAGGAGAGGATTCGAACCTCCGGAGGCTTTCACCTCTTTTGTTTTCAAGACAAACGCCTTAAACCACTCGGCCACCTTTCCAGTATTAAGTCCTCAACGGACTTCAAAATCAAGACGCCTAACTTTACGCTGTCGGCGTGCTTCTTGCCAAGCAATATCTTGAGAAGTCAGCACACCTTTCTTTTGATTTTCTTTTAAAGAGTTTAACATAACAATGCGAGATAAGTCAAGTGCTGAAATCTTATCTCCACGAATTGTTGCCATATTCGGACATCCACAAGTAACTGTTTTTGAGTGGTGTCCTGTTAGTTCTCTATTGCAATCTTTACATCTTATTGATAACATTGTTCTTCATCCCCATCACTGTAAATGTGATCTTAGTTGCCATACAAACTTACCGTGAGATTCCATTAAATCTTGAACTAGATTAGCAGTTGCATAAGACTTTTGTTCTTCTGCTTCTTCCGAAATCTCTACCATCAACTCACAAAATTTATTATTATTATCTAGAAGTTCTTGAAGCATTTCTTTTGCCCCAGTTGAACTTGCTGCCTCTTTGATTTGAGTAACCTCAAGCATTCTTGAAAGAGAACTTAATGGTTTTACATTTAAGTATCTCATATGTTCTGAGAGACGATCGATCTCTTCAAACATCGTTTCATACTGTCCGCCAAAGAGTTGATGTAGTTGAGTAAAATCTTCACCAACTACATTCCAATGAAACGCCCAAGTTTTATGAAATAAAACAAAAAGTGATGACTGAGCATCACTTAAGAGTTTAAACAGTTTTTCCATTATACTCTTTTTTGAGTATTTATGCAAGTGGGAAATATCGGATTCGAACCAATGACCGTCTGCGTGTAAAGCAGCTGCGCTACCGCTGCGCCAATCTCCCGTGTCCTCTGTCTAGGAATCGAACCTAGTTTCCAAGTGCATTGTCTGCCTGTCCTTACCAATAGACTACCAGAGGATGTGGTAGGTGTTGGGAACTTTACCTATGTCCCCACTCTTGACATTCACCCAAGCACCAGTTTAAACATCGACCTGGGGAGAGGTTTTGGCACCTACAAAGGTTTCCAGTAGCCGTTCTTATCTCCCATAAGGAAGATGTAGGTATCGAACCTACAAAGGACAGTCCCTAAAGGAACTACTGGGAATTCCACCCAGAACCAATTTGAAAGAATCGAACATTTCCAATCCTTTCAACTCCCCCGGCAAGGATCGAACTTGCGACCAAGCGGTTAACAGCCGCTCGCTCTACCGCTGAGCTACAGAGGAATAAGAACCCGAAGGTTCAGAGCGGAGTATCGGAATCGAACCGACGACATCTAACTTGGAAGGATAGCGTTCTACCGCTGAACTAACTCCGCTTATGAGACAATCATAAACTATTTAAGTTTGATTGTCAAGTGCCCGAAACAGGATTTGAACCTGTAAGCCGTCGTAGGGCGATAGGACCTAAACCTATTGCGTTTGCCAATTCCGCCATTCGGGCAAGATGGAGTAAGTGTGATATACCTCATAAGGATATAACAGAGACTTACCCTCTATCACTTTTATATAGTAACAAACTCCTCAAAGTTTGTCAAGCGTCCTTTGAGAGATTTGAACTCCCGACACATAGGTTCGTAGCCTACTGCTCTGTCCGCTGAGCTAAAAGGACCAATTCTGAGGGTAGGGATCGAACCTACGAATGGCGGAACCAAAACCCGCTGCCTTACCGCTTGGCTACCTCAGAAAGGGGTGTCGTATGGGAATTGAACCCATCTAGGTAGTTCCACAAACTACTGCCTTAACCACTAGGCTAACGACACAGCGGAGGATGTTGGATTTGAACCAACGGATATACTTAAGTATATCGGGGGATTAGCAATCCCCTGCATTAAACCTAACTCTGCCAATCCTCCAAGTAGGGAGAAGGTGGAATCGAACCACCATTGCCAAAGAACGGAATCGAACCGCCTCTAACACCGTCGTGCTCACCGCCAAGGTGCTCTCCCAAGTGGAAACAACTGGACTTGAACCAGTGGTCTTTCGATTATCAGTCGAATGCTTTACCAACTAAGCTATGTTTCCAAATAGTCTCAACGGGACTTGAACCCGTGTCTTCACTGTGAAAGAGTGATGTCCTAACCACTAGACGATGAGACCTGGCGACCCTAACGGGATTTGAACCCGTGATAATACCGTGACAGGGTATCGTGATGACCACTTCACTATAGGGTCAAGGTGGGAGGAACAGGATTTGAACCTGTGAAGGCAGAGCCGTCTGATTTACAGTCAGATTCCTTTAACCACTCGGAAATCCTCCCAGATAGATTCAGTTGAGTTACGGCGCTGAGGAGCATTAGATCTCCCCCAAGAGTCCGTTTCAAAAGAATCTAATGGGTTTGGTCGGGATCGAACCGACGACTTACAGGTTAAAAGCCCGCTACTCTACCAACTGAGTTACAAACCCATTAATGTGGAAAATATTGAATTGTCGATGTTCGGTGTGGTCTCTCAACCACTTGTATAGAATACCACCATTTAAACTCTGGAGGGAGGTTGGTGGGCACTTAGGAAAGTGGCACAGACAAGAAAAAGGGGAGGAAACTTTTGGTTTCTCTCCCCTTTCTTTTGCTTTTATGGATTACATCTTACATATGTCTTTCCATATTCGCAAACAGGGGATTACCCTCGATATGCCAATAGCGGCAATCGCTTGTAATAAACTGTTTGTTCATTTGGTTAGACATTGTTTTCGACCTAAGTGTTTTTATTTATACAAGTAATATAGCATTTTTTATTTTAATTGTCAAGTCCATAAATTATGATCATACTCCCAATGACAATTAGGACATAAAGGCATTATATTTTCTTTTGAGTTTATGACACTAATCATAACTTCTTCACTGAAAGAGGATATTGGTTTTATATGTGCAATTTCTATATGTTTATTATAACCGCATTTAACACATTCTGTAAAACCAAGTTTTTTACCAATTGCTCTTGCTCTTGTTCTTACCAAAGCAAATGCAGATGACTTGTGATGTTTTTCATATATTGCTTCCTTAAGTGTCATATCCTTTACTTCTTTATTCTTTGACCATATCAAATAATGTTCTTTACAACGGGAACGATTTGCTGTTATTAATTTTCCACAATCAATGCACTTATGTTCTGGTTTTCTTTTTGGTGATATTTTGTTGTTGTAGGAAGCAGCACAACTTCTTCCACAGAACTTTGGATTCTGCGTTTCCTTTTTACAAAATAAACATTCATTCATAATTGAACCTATTAGTAAAATTATTTATACTAATAGGTTCCAAATAAGCACCCCGTGTAGGATTCGCACCCACGACCGATTCTTTAGAAGAGAATTGCTCTGTCTCCTGAGCTAACGGGGCATAAGAGACCTCCCTGTTTGTGCATCGTTGAGAGGCATAGGAGGGGCAGGACTTACACAGAGTTTGGACCCCTGTTGCCTATGAGAGTATTGTACTACTGGTTCTGGTCTTTGTCAACCGGTCGAACCCCACCAGTACAATCAGGCATCCAAGGAGCACAAAGTCTCATTTCTCCTCCTAGTTTCTTACACTCTTCAGTGTAACATATAGAAGTATCTAGAGCCTTCTCTATCAACCGTGGCAAAGGTATTCTAGGGGTTCCAGAGTCCCCTGTCAAGCGTTCATAGTCATATATGGCTTGATCTACTTTGTTTTTGATGATAAAATCTAATAACTTCTCATCATTCCTAAACTTCTCATTCAAATCCTCCCCAAATTCAATTCCCAGTTCCTGTTGAATAAGCGTAATAAACTTCCAAAGATCTTCTTGAGATAATTTAAAATATCCCGCAATAGCAACTATAATGCTTGAGGTAATAAAGGCAATCACCATTGCTTTGGTAATACCAAATAAATTAACTTTTCCACCTTTGATAGTGAAAAGTTTAATCATTATATTCCTCCAGAGACTTATCAATAACTCTATCTATACGATAAGAAAGTAATTCCGAATCTTGAATTATATAATCATTAATAACATCAATAGTCCCGATTCTCAATTGAATCTCATCCATTAAATTAAAAGCCTTTCTTTTCTCAACTCCAGGAATCAAAGAAATCAAGTCTAAAGATCCGTGAATAATTGCACCTATCTTTATCCATTCCTTTAGAGATTTTTTTTCTTTACCAAACTTAAATTCAAAGATATTAAACTTACTGTTGCTCATTAAAAAAATCCTCTAGAGCATCATCTAATATTTGTTCTGGATCAATTTTCTTCCTAGGTTCTCTCATCTTTTTCGTGTCAAAAGTTAGAGTAGGAGTAACAGATCCATCTGCTTCTACTTTTAACTTTGTTCCAAATGGAGTTCCTTTTGGTTGTATTTCTACTTGATTATAAGAGTTTAATTTAACTTCACCTATATCAGTTTCTACTTTTAAATATCCTGTTCTAGCAGCAATATTAACTATGTCTTCTGGTTCTTGTGGAAGATTATCAATAGACATAAGAGGAGAGCATACACTCCCCTCTATTTATTTTATCAAGCAGATGCCTTTGCTTCTTTTCTGGCAGTCTTCTCTTCTGAGATTTCTACTCTACGTGACTTAGCAAGTTTAGTCAGTTCTTGAAGTGCTTTACGGGCTCTGGTGCCAGCAGCACTGTTTCCCTTCGTAAACTTTTCATCTTCAGATTGCCAAGTCGCAAATGCATCAGCAATTTGTTGTACGGTTTCAGACATAATACCCCTCAAAAAAATAATTAGGATTAAGTATATATATCGTTTTTATACTAAAAAAGGGGAGTTTTTACACTCCCCTATACAATCAAACTTCTACCTGAATCAGTCGTGAGGCATAATCATGAGCATACGAAGTGCGGGCACCATGATGCCCCCAACCAATCCAACTATACGCATAGTCCATATAACGATTGATAGACTTGCCAGGAGTTTTCATCCTTTCTTCAATCCGTCTCCATTGGACTTCAGTTGTAAGATAACGAAGTTGCGTATCAAGTGATGATGGAGAACCACCATACCGTTTAGCAAAATCACCCAATCCATAATAACGATCGGCAGATGTCCATTGAATC